TAGTAGTTTCTTCTGGAGACGATTCAAAAACAAAGAAATGATCACATTCTTTGATCCCAACGAAGTTCCTGATCTGCATCAAGCCTTTTACAGCAATACTGCCCTGTTTGAAGAGCTGTATGTCAAATACGAAAAGCGTCGAGACCTACGTAAGAAAACAATATCAGCTGAAGAAGTATTCAAGTCTGGCCTGCTCAAAGAGCGTACAGACACAGGGCGTATCTATCTTGTGTTTATTGACAACGTAATGAACCAAGGGCCATTTGATCCTGAGTATCATACAATCTTCCAAAGCAACTTGTGTTGTGAAATCTTATTGCCTACTGTCCCATTCCAGCGATTAGACGACGAAAAAGGTCGTATTGCCTTGTGTACATTGGGATCTATCAACTGGGGTGCATTCCGTAATCCAGAAGATATGCGTCGTGCTTGTCGCATCTTGCATCGCAGCCTAAACAATATCTTAGACTATCAAGACTTCTTGTCAATTCAAAGTAAACTAAGCAATGATGAAATCCGCCCATTGGGTATTGGCATTACCAATTTGGCTTACTGGCATGCTAAACGTAGCCTCAAGTACGGCGATGCAGATGCATTATCAGAAGTTAAATCCTGGGCAGAACATCAAGCTTTCTATCTGACAGAAGCCAGTGTAGAGTTGGCAGAAGAACGTGGCAAGTGCCTGGGTTCAGATCAAACACGTTACGGACAAGGTAAGTTTCCTTGGGAACTACGTGCTGCTGGTGTCAATGAACTCACAGACTTTGCAGCAGAACTTCCATGGGAACCGCTGCGTGAACGCATGATCGTATCTGGTGTACGCAATGCCACTGTGATGGCAATTGCGCCTGTTGAATCCAGCTCAGTTGTAATCAACAGTACCAACGGTATTGAATTTCCTATGAGCCTGATCACTGTCAAAGAGAGCAAAGCAGGATCGCTTGTACAAGTAGTTCCAGAATATCAAAAGCTCAAGAATCGATATCAGCTGATGTGGGAACAAACTGACTGTGTGGGATACTTGAAGACTGCGGCTGTGCTTGCAGCCTATGTTGATCAAAGTATCAGTACCAACACATTCTATAATCCTGCACACTTTCCTGGCCGTAAAGTTCCAACAACACTGATCGCTAAGAATTTAATGCAGGCACACCAATGGGGAATTAAAACTTTCTACTATAGTTTGATCAACAAACAAGGTAGCAAGGCTGCACCAGAAGCTACTCCAACAATGTTGGAAGCTATTGACTTCGACAACGAATCTGAGGATTGTGCTGCATGTAAGTTGTAAACTATAAGTTTCTTGCAAACTATGATAAATAGTTTGCGGAGACAATTATGGATTATCAACAAATATACCACGATATAATAAACAGAGGAAAAAACAGAGTGTTAACTGAATATAAGGAAAGTCATCACATTATTCCCAGATGTATGGGCGGAACTGACGATTCCGTTAATCTTGTAGATTTAACGCCTGAAGAACATTACGTTTGTCATTTGTTGTTGGTAAAAATAAACCCAGGGCACATAGGATTGGTCAGAGCGGCAATGTTTCTAACATCGTCCAATAAAGATGTAAAAAGAAATAACAAAATGTACGGATGGATTAAAAGGCAATATTCGGAGTATATGCGTGGACCCAATAATCCGCAGAAGTTAAATCCACGTAGCGGTGAACGGCATCATTATTTTGGTAAAGAACGTTCACCATCATCGGAGTGGCTAACTGTTTCTGGCCGGCAAATTTTAACTGAAAAAATGCTTGGATCTAAAAATCCATGTGCTGGAATAAAGCCATGGAATCATCCGAGGACCACAGATACTACCCGAACACTTTGGAAAAGAGCAGATGAGATTTATACAATATGGACAGCAAACGGAAAACCGTCATACTGTAAGCTGTATGGCTTGTGTATGAATAAGAAGTATGATTGGAAAAATGACGGTAAAGAAGTTAGTCCATATATGAATATGGTAAAATATTTTAGGAATGGATGGATTCCTACACAAGACCAAGAATGGATTAAACTATAATGTTAGAAAAACAACCAGACCTTATATCAGGAAAATATTGACATGAGTTATATTGTAGGATCGCTTCCGCCTGTCAAATGTTTTGTCAAACGAGAGTTTCTCTATAACTTTGAGAAAGGTCACGGCGAACTTGAACCTGCTATATGGGTCAGTCTCAAGGCCTTGCGTGGACAAGTATTTCGCATTGAGTCATTGCTACCCAACTACGGAGCACTGTACGACAAACTGCCCATACATGCTTATGTGTGGCAAGAGAACTACACAGGCAACCTGCCCATCGATATCTTACAGCTTTGGGACTGCATGGGCTATCGCTTTACTATTATTGAAAAAATAGGTCTGCGTAATCTTGGTGTCAAGTTCTTGGGCAAGGATCGAGAATGGCATCACGGAACCTATTTGTTTACGGTGGACTTTTGTGCTGACGGAATGGATGTAGATACCGGCTTCACTGAGGTTGCAGAAGAACACAAGAGCTTTAATTTTATACGATTAGAAAACGGACAGTTTGCCTGTCAACCCAACAATAGATGTTTATGGTACGATCAAAGTTTGATTTCTGGTGATGTCAAGTTTCCAGACTTCAAAGCCGCACAGACCATATTCACAGTGGATGGCACACGCAAGTGGACCGCAGGTGATGATTGGTTTTATACCATTGAAGAAAAAAACGAATAACAGGAAATTATCGAAATGTCAAAAGCACAATACAACTTAAAAACTAAAACAGACTACTTGAATCGCAAGATGTTTCTGGATCCAGCAGGTCCTGTCACTGTACAACGCTTTGAAGAAGTCAAGTACAACAAGGTTGCCAACTTTGAAACCACAGCACGCGGTTTCTTTTGGGTACCAGAAGAGATCAGTCTTACCAAAGATGCCAGCGACTTCAAAGATGCCAGCGATGCTGTCAAGCATATCTTTACCAGCAATCTGCTGCGTCAAACAGCTCTTGACAGCTTACAAGGCCGCGGCCCAGCACAGGTGTTTACACCTTGTGTCAGCTTGCCTGAACTGGAAGCCTTGATGTATAATTGGAGCTTCTTTGAAACCAATATTCATAGTCGCAGCTACAGTCACATCATTCGCAACATCTACAATGTGCCTAAGGATGTGTTCAACACCATTCACGACACAGAAGAAATCGTGGGCATGGCAAGCAGCGTAGGCAAGTACTACGACTACTTACACAGATTAAACTGCCGCAAAGAACTCAACCCTGACAATGTCTACCAAGATGAGCACATCAAGGCAATTTGGTTAGCACTACATGCCAGCTATGCTTTAGAAGCATTTCGCTTTATGGTCAGCTTTGCTACAAGTTTGGCCATGGTTGAAAATCGTATCTTTATTGGCAATGGCAACATCATCAGCTTGATTCTACAGGACGAATTGCTGCACAAAGGCTGGACAGCTTTCTTGATCAATCAAGTTGTCAAAGAAGATCCACGCTTTGCACAAATTAAAACAGAATGTGAAGCAGAAGTGTATGAGATTTACAAAGATGTTATTCGTGAAGAAAAAGATTGGGCTACCTACTTGTTTAAGAAAGGCCCGGTAATTGGACTCAACGCCAACATCCTAATGGACTTTGTGGACTACACAGCAGTTGATGCATTAAAGCAAATTGGTATCAAGTATCAGGCTACAGCACCACGAACTACGCCTATTCCTTGGTTCAACAAGCACACCGATATCAGCAAGAAGCAGTCGGCATTACAAGAAACAGAATCAACAAACTATGTTATCGGTGTAATGAGCGACGAGCTTGACTACGATCAATTGCCTAGCTTATAATCATGCCAGTTGAACAAGAATTTGTTTATAAGACGCAAGATGGCCGACCGGTTATGACACTACATCATTGGATAAAAACTCTGCCAATCAACGAGCAAGCACAATTTCGTGCTGCTGAATTACGACAGTTTGATTTGAGAGATCAGGCCATTGCTCGCGGTGATCTTGTGGTGGTTGAAGGTACTGGCAATATAAATGACAGAGTGTATGTTTGGAAAGACGAAGCCACTGCTGCAAAAGGAAAAGGAACTGACCCTGAATGGTTGTCCTTCTTCAATAGGTATCAAAAGGAAAATGGTATCACATTTGAGGTAGTAAACAAGTCCGTTTGATATTGACACGCTACAAGAAATCTATTATAATTTACAATAGGAAATAATATGAAACTAACAATCTATACAAAGGACGACTGTCCGTTTTGCGATATGGCAAAAGCACTAATGGAAAGTCGTGGTATTGAATACACCACAGTCAATGTGGCAGTTCTTACAGAAGCTCGTGACTATTTGGTTGAGCAAGGCTTGCGTAGTGTGCCGCAGATTTTTAACGGAACTACACTCATTCCAGGTGGCTATCAGGGTCTGGCCACTCAGCCAGAAGAATTTTGGACCCATCTTAAAGGATAACAATGAACGAAGGCGAAATTAACACAATTAAACTTACTTCGGGTGAAGAAGTTGTGGCAAAAATTATGAAGATTAACGACGGTATGTTGGTTGTTAAACAACCAGTCAGCATTGGACCCAGTCCCAACGGCGGTGCTCCAATGCTAATGCCCAGCATGTTTACTGCTGTAATGGACCAGGATGTGATCCTGTATGCATCAGCAATTTCAATGATTGCCCCCACAAGAGAAGATGTCAAAGTCTCCTACATCAAAGCAACCACCGGCATCGATGTGCCGGCCAAGAAACAAATTATTACAGGTTAAGGCTTAGAGAATAAGAAAAACAGTCTATCCTGATCCTGTTTTACAGTTTCAAGTGTTAGATTGTAATTTTTAGCAAACTCGTAGGCAATTTCAAAGGACCATGGAAAAATTTCAACCCATGGTCCATTTTTATGACTATGCCCGGGATTGACACGCATCCACAGACGACCACCAGGTGCTAACAGATTCACTGTGGCACCAAATCTTTTTTCAATATCTTCTCGGCTATTAAAGTTGATGGATCCCAGTGCAATAATATGATCGTGTGACTCTGGCTCTACTCGATAGTCCAAGATATCTACTTGGAAATCAGCACAGTTATTATAAGGATCAATACCTACCAAACCAGGAATACGTCCCTTAAAAGGATTGTATCCACAGCCTACATCCAA